AGGGAAGAAACCGTCATTCCCTCATTCGGAGATTTTTTTTCGTGGCTGACGAAGAAACCGACCTGTTTGGAGACCCTATCAAGCGTCGCGACGGCAAGCGTGGTCGGCCTGCGCATCGGTTCTCGCAGGAAATTGATAACAAAATCAGCATGTTACTTGCACTCGGGTGGAGCAATGAGCGGATCGCTAACGCCTGCCATTTCTCGGTGCCGACGCTGAGAAGGTATTATTTTTCAACGCTCAAGAAGCGGGACGTTCAGCGCGACCGCCTAGACGCCTGGCGGTTTGAGCAAGCGTTCAGATCCGCGTCGCAGGGTGTCGTCGGTGGCATGCGGCTTCTGGATCAGATGATTGAGAAAAACGACACCATGCAAGCCGCTGCCCGGCTGCGTGATGATCCAGAGCCGCCCGAACCGACAGTGATCGGTGCCAAGGAACGCGCGCGCCGGGATGCGGCGGCTGCAATCGAGGGCAATGGCAGTGATTGGGGAGACGATCTGAAGCCTGATAGCGGACTGCATTGATGGATCTTTCGCCATCGACACAGCCAGAGATTGGCTGGTCAACGGCAGTGCTGGACTGGAAGGATCGCATCCTCGACGGTCGACCACTGGTGCCGGAACTGCCACTGTTCGACGCTTACGCCGACAAGGCGTTGCGAATCTTCAAGCGGCTTCGTGTTCCTGACCTGATCGGGAAACCGACATACGGCGAAGTTTGCGAACCTTGGGTGTTCGACTTCGTGCGGGCAATCTTCGGCAGTTACGATCCGGCAAAGAAGGCCCGGATGTTGCGGGAGTTCTTCCTGCTTGTGCCGAAGAAAAACGGTAAGTCCGCCATCGCCGCTGCGATAATCGTGACCGCTGCAATTTTGAATGAGCGTCCACTGGCCGAGTTGGTGTTGATTGCTCCCACACAAAACATCGCTTCGATTTCGTTCAACCAGGCCAAGGGGATAATCCAGGCAGACGAAACGCTCTCTGCGATCTTTCATATCAAATCGCATTTGCAGGAAATCCTGCACCGCGAAACCGAAGCGGTGATCAAGATCCTGTCCGCTGATGGTGATGTCGTGACAGGGTCGAAGGCAACCTATGTGCTGGTCGACGAAACACACGTTCTCGGCACCAAAGTGAAGGCAGCGGAGATCTTTCTGGAACTGCGCGGCGGACTCGCATCACGCCCTGAAGGCTTTTTCCTGCAGATCACGACGCAGTCGAAGAAGCCACCATCGGGCCAGTTCAAGAAGGAACTCGAAGATGCCCGCGCCGTTCGGGACGGGCTGCGAAAAGCTCCGATCCTGGCGGTGCTCTATGAGATGCCAGCAGAGGTCGCAAAGGACGATGGCTGGAAAGACGAGACGCTCTGGGGTCTGGTGAATCCGAACCTGGAACGTTCGGTGTCACTCGATTACCTGCGCGACCAGTATGAACGTGCCGAATCTGACGGGCGCGATGCGCTGGCACTGTTCGCGTCGCAACATCTGAACGTTCAGATCGGTCAGGGAACAACAGACGGGCGCTGGGCTGGCACGGCTTTCTGGCCGTCCTCGATCGACGCAGACCTGAACTTTGACCGTTTGCTGGATCGCTCGGAAGTGATCGTGGCCGGGATCGATGGTGGCGGTCTCGATGACCTTCTCGGTGGGACGTTCATCGGTCGGGAAAAGAAGACGAAGCGATGGTTGTCGTGGAGTGCCGCGTGGGCGCATGAAATCGTTCTGGAACGGCGCAAGTCGATTGCAGCGCAACTACAAGACTTAACCGCAGCCAAAAATCTGACGATGTGCGCGCACCCAACGCAGGACATCGAAGAAATCGTGGCGCTGATTGAGCGGGTCAAAGATGCCGGGTTGCTCCCTGAGAAGGATGCAATCGGCCTCGATCCTGAAGGTGTTGCAGCGATCCTGGACGCGTTGATCGAGGCCGGAATTGTCGAGGAACAACTGCGCGGTGTCAGCCAAGGCTACAAACTGAACGGTGCAATCAAGGGCGCTGAGCGCAAGCTTTATGACGGCACGTTGTGGCACGCGGATCAACCGATGATGACCTGGTGCGTGTCGAACGCGAAGACCGAAGCGCGCGGCAACGCCGTCATCGTCACGAAGGCTGAATCCGGTTCGGCCAAGATCGACCCGGTGATGGCTCTATTCAACGCAGTAGTTCTGATGAACCTGAACCCGGAGGCCAAAGGCAATGCACTTGATGACTTCCTGGCTGACCCGGTGATGTACGTATGATTGGCTTCTTGAAATCGACTGCGCGCCGCGTGTTGAATGCGCTGCCGTCCGGTCATTCCGGCTGGGTTAGCTTAGGGTCGATCGGCGATGCCTGGGCATCAGTCGGAAGGCGCTCACACGCCGGAAAGACTGTGAGTGGTAACACCACCATGGAAGTCTCCGCTGCCTGGGACTGCGTCCGCAAAACTGCCGAGGTGATCTCGACCTTGCCATTGGCGATGTACGAACGCCAGGACGATGGGGCGAAGGTTCGGATCTCTGATCAGATGCAGGAAATCCTGTCGCTCTCGCCAAACTCTGAACAAACGGGCGTCGAGTTTTGGGAAGGAATGGTTGCGCACATGGTGCTGCGCGGAAATGCGTGCGCCGAGAAGCAGCGAATTGGCAACCGCGTTGTCGGGCTGAAGCCACTGCCCGGCATGCAACCATCCCGAAATCAGGATGGCAAGCTGGCTTATGACTTCATCGATCGCGGTAAGCGGGAACGCCTGCCCGCTGAAAAAGTGTTTCACCTTCGTGGATTTGGCACCGGCGATGGTCTCGGCTTGTCGGCGATCAAGTACGGCGCGCATTCGATCGGTGCTGCGCTGGCTGCTGATGAGGCAGCGGGTAAAGTGTTCGCGAACGCGATGATGCCAAGTGGCGCTATTGAGACAGACCACACGCTGACGCCGGAGCAACGACAAGCGCTTAAGGTCTACCTGAGGGATTTCGGAGGATCATCAAAGGTCGGCAAGATCCTGACGCTTGAAGGTGGTCTGAAGTACAATCAACTCCAGATGAACCCGGAGGATGCACAGCTTCTGGAAACACGCAGGTTCAATGTCGAGGATGTGTGTCGCTGGTTTGGCGTTCCGCCGATCATTATCGGGCATGCATCGCAAGGGCAGACGATGTGGGGAAGCGGCGTCGAAGCGATCATGCTGTCGTGGCTGACCCTTGGGATCAACCCGCTGCTGACCCGTATCGAACGTCGCATCCAAAAGGACTTGATCCCAACGGCCAGACGCCGGTGGTTCTTCGAGTTCAACCGTGAAGCGATGCTTCAAATGGACAGCAAGGCCAAGGCCGAGTTCCTGCTGAAAATGCGCTTCGGTGGATTCATGACCGGCAATGAAGGGCGCGACAAACTCAATCTGCCACGCCGCGATGATGCCGACGATCTGCTGGTGCAGACCTCGCTCACGCCCGCTGATGTGCTTGGAAAGGAAACGGCATGACGAAGCGCAACCTTCCTGCGATCGCAGCGCTGGCAAAACCCGGTGTGGAGTCCCGGATCAGCGAGCAGGTTCAGTCTCGCTGGAATCCTGACATTCGTGCCGCGACCGATGATGCTGACACCAGCGAGCGCTCAATTTCGGTGCTTGATCCAATCGGTGAAAGTTTCTTTTACGAAGGTGTCACGGCGAAACGGATCGGCGCTGCCCTGCGCGCAATCGGTGAGCGCGACGTGATCGTCAACATCAATTCACCGGGTGGCGATTTCTTTGAAGGCCTGGCGATCTACAACCTGCTGCGCGAACACAAGGGCAAGGTCACGGTTCAGATCCTCGGTCTGGCTGCGTCCGCTGCATCGGTGATCGCGATGGCTGGCGACGAAGTCATGATCGGGCGCGCGGCCTTCCTGATGATCCACAACACCTGGATCTGCGCTTGTGGTGATCGACACGCGTTGCGTGAGGCATCCGATTGGTTGGAACCATTCGATGAAGCTGCCGTATCGCTCTATGCGGCGCGCACTGGAATGGATGCGAAGTCACTTGCTGCCATGTGTGATCGGGAAACCTGGATTGGTGGCGACAAGGCCGTCGAGGATGGTTTCGCCGATGGCCTGCTTTCGTCCGACACGATCGCGCCAGGCACACAGAATTCTAATGGGAAGTCACCTTTGGCGGCAGAGAAGCGCCTGGATCTGGCGCTGGCTTCTGGGCTGAAGATGTCAAGAACGGAGCGGCGCGAACTGGTCGCCGCACTGAAGGGGGGCAAGCCTGGCGCTGCCCCGACCAGCATGCCTGGCGCTGCTGAAATCGAGGCGTTCGCAACGGGCGCTATAGCAAAACTCAACACTCTCTGAGGACAAACCCATGATCAAGAAGGCCATGATGCCCGCCGTATCCACGGCGGCACTGATCGCTGCACGTCCTGATGCCGTGATGTGCAACCCACGTAACGATGCTGGCAACGCTGAAGCATT